TGATTACTATGCTGGAGCCGGCCTGCCTCTGAACAACAAACACGATCCGATTAATTTCGGGCCGAATATGATGTTTTTGGGGCGAGTGGACCGATATGTCCCCTACAAAGATAGACGCTTGACGGATCCTTACGTGAGTGAGGCTCTCCGAGAGGCGAACATTACCTTTGAAGAAAAGTACCGAATGTGCAACCCGCACACTGAAGCGATGACGGTTTCTATTGCTAAGTACAATCGCGGTCAACCTGTTTTGGATGATAGCCTTTGGACAGTAGCTGGAGACTGGACGGAACGACATTTCTCGCCGTATTTGGCAGATTCTGTTGTTCTTCCATTGTTTAAGTGTATGCGGGAAGCAGACCGGCAAACTTCCGCGGGTTATCCGTGGAGCCGGTTCTTTAAGAATAAGGGGGAGTTTATGGATTCAGCAGAGTTCGAACGCGTTATTGATACGTATTGGACAAAACTGGGTACAGAAGACCCGTTCATTTCATTATGGACTGCTTCTCTTAAGCGGGAGCTGCGACCAGTCGAGAAAAAGACTCAACGCACCTTTACAGCGAGTTCGACCGAAGGGTCAATATCCGCTAACCGCTTGTGTTTGGACATGAATGAGAAATTTTATGCGTCAAACAACAAAACGTGGTCGTTCGTTGGTTGCTCTAAGTTTAATCTTGGATTCAACCGTTTATACCACCGTTTAAATGTGCACCCAAACGCTTACGCTCTCGATGAGACAGCGTACGATGCGTCGCTATTCCGCGATGCTATGTTTGGCCAGCGTGATCTACGTTGGAATATGATGCACAGTCATCACAAGACGCCCGAGAATAAGGTGCGCCTATGGAACATTTACGATCAGATTGTGAATAGTTGCATAGTTTTGGATGATGGTCAAGTATATCAGAAGAACACTGGAAACCCCAGTGGGAGTGCAAATACCATCGTGGATAACACCATGATTCTCTTCCGGTTGCTGGCTTACGCGTGGCTTGTGTGTTGCAAGAATTCCAGACAGCTTAACGATTTTGGATCGTATGCTGCATTTATGAAGAACGTTGAGGGCGCTTTAAACGGCGATGATAATACCCTTACGATTAGTAATAGTGTTC